AGAATACGAGCGCCTGTACCCCAAGGCCGCGCCGGTTTCGACTCTGTTGTCGTACAGCGTGGGCGACTCGACGTCGGGGTACTGGCTGAACGAGAACATGGTGCGGATTGCGGAGTACTTCTACATTGAGAAGGAACTCAAGACGCTGCACCTGTACCCCGGTGGCATGACGGCGTTTGAAGACTCTCCAGAGGACCGGCAGATGCGTGCTATGGGCCTAATGCCCATGCGCAGCCGGCAGGCCGAGCAGCAGCGCGTGAAGTGGTGCAAGACCAACGGGTACGAAATCCTCGAGGAGCGCGACTGGGCCGGCAAGTGGATCCCGGTGGTGCGCGTTGTCGGCAACGAGTTTGAGGTGGACGGCGAGATCCACATCAGCGGCTTGGTCAGGAATGCCAAGGACGCCCAGCGGATGTACAACTACTGGGTGTCGCAGGAAGCCGAGATGCTGGCGCTGGCGCCCAAAGCCCCGTTCATTGGGTACGGCGGCCAGTTTGAGGGCTATGAGCACCAGTGGAAGACCGCCAACACGACCAACTGGCCGTATCTGGAGGTGAACCCTGACGCTACTGACGGCGCTGGCAACTCGTTCCCGCTGCCGCAGCGTGCGCAGCCGCCGATGGCCCAGCAGGGCCTGATCGCTGCCAAGATGGGCGCCTCGGACGATCTAAAGGCCACCACGGGGCAGTACGACAGCAGCCTGGGCGCGACGAGCAACGAGCGCAGCGGCCGAGCCATTCTGGCCCGCGAGAAGCAGTCCGACACCGGCACTTATCACTACGTGGACAACCTGGCCCGTGCGGTGCGCTACGTCACGCGGCAGATCGTGGATCTGATCCCGAAGATCTACGACACGCAACGCATCGCCCGGATCATCGGCGTGGACGGCCAGACCAAGATGGCGCGTTTGGACCCGATGCAGCCCGAGCCGGTGCGTGAGGTCAAAGACCAGTCGGGCGTAGTCATCGCCAAGATCTACAACCCCGGCGTCGGCAAGTACGACGTCGTGGTCACCACGGGTCCGTCGTACCTGACCAAGCGGCAAGAGGCGATGGACGCTATGTCGCAGATCCTGCAGGGCTCGCCGCAGTTGTGGGCCGTGGCCGGCGACCTGTTCGTCAAGAACATGGACTGGCCGGGCGCCGACGAGCTTGCTGAGCGCCTGCGCAAGACCATTGACCCGAAGCTGCTGCAGGATCAGGAAGACCCGGCGCTGCAGGCGGCGAACCAGCAGATCCAAGTGCTGACGCAGGAACTGCAGGGCATGATGCAGATGCTCCAACGCGTGAACCAGTCGATGGAAGCGCAGGAGTTGAAGATCAAGGAGTACGACTCCGAGACGAAGCGCCTGAGCGTGGTGCAGGCCGGCATGAGGCCCGAGCAGATCCAGGAAATGGTCATTCAGACCATGCGCGATATCATGGCGGTGGGTGATCTGCAGGCTGCGCAGCGCCAGTTTATGCCGATGGCCCCGGCTTCGCCTGGCGGCATGCTGGGTGCGCCGCAAACGATGCCCGAAGGAGCCCCGGTATGAGTTGCGAGACGTTTATCGGCCACCTGTTTCTCGCGCGGGATGTGGCGCATTCTGCGCACCTGAACACGCGCTCATACGCCAAGCACGTTGCGCTAAACGCGTTCTATGACGGCATCATTGACCTGGCGGATAAGTTCGCCGAGGCGTATCAGGGCCGGCACGGGCTGATCGGGCCGATTGAGTTGCAGCAGGCCACCAAGACCAACAGCGTGCTGGAGTTCTTGCAGGACTCGCTGAAGACGCTGGAAGACACGCGCTACGACGTCTGCGACAAGACCGACACGCCGCTGCAGAACATCATTGACGAGATTGTCGGGCTGTATCTAAGCACCCTGTACAAGCTCAAATTCTTGGCCTGACGGCCCGAAAGGACACCCCGTGGAACTGCTCAAGCCTCTTGACGACGCCGCCTTTGCCGCGCAGACCGCCTCGTACACCGGCACTGCCGGCAGCACCACAGGCTGGCCCGCTGGCCCGCAGGGCGTGGTCGTGTGGTGCACAACCGCGGCTTACGTTCGCGTGGGCGAAGGCGTGACGGCCACGACGTCTGACACGCCGATCCCGGCGAACACGCCGATTCCGTTTGCTGTGCCGGGTGGCACGGGCGCGCCGTGGCGTGTGAGTGCTGTCCAGATCGGCAGCAACGGCACCGTGTACGCCAAGCCGATCAACATTCAGTAACGGGCGCAACATGCCATTCTTTGGCATCCCCATCCGCAACGGGCTTTCCCTTGGTTTGGGAACCGTTGCAGCCCTCGCAACGGACTACGCCAGCCCCAACCCGGGGCCGCCGTGGGTTGTGCTCAGCAGTGCCGGCACGCCGTATTCCGTTGACGAGGAAGTGAAGAACAGCGCCGGCACAAGCTACTACGTTGTTGAGACTGTGTTGTCTAGCAACGGCACCGCCTACGCACCAGTTTGAGGACAAATCATGGCAGCCTTTGAAGTCATCGCTCTTGACACTGCAACGCCTCAACTGCGTGCGCCCGGGGCGGCGGACACCTACACCTTCCCCCGCGCCGTCGAAATGCCGCTTGGCACCGCCAACGGCGTGCTCTACCTCAACGGCAGCAAGGTGGTGACTAGCGGGAGTGGGTTGACGTTTGATGGGACTACGTTGCAAGCTGGTAACGTATATGGTTCCACAATAGTATTCCCTCGCTTTCCTGACAATATAACATCGCTTTTTGTCCGCTCAGTTTCGTCAGTCAACGAAATTGAAATACGCAATAACTCCGGCGGCGGACAAAATTATTTCAAAGCTGGCAATGGATATTTGGCATTTGGCGCAGAGTCATCCGAACAAATGCGCCTCACCAGCACCGGGCTGGGGATTGGGACGAGTTCGCCGACAGCAAAACTGCATTTGTATGAACCGACTGCCGCGTCAACTATTATTCGCGTATTGGCAAATGGCGGGCAGCAAGCCGTACTTCAACTTGCGGGTAACGGAGCCACATTTGGAACCACAAGTTTTGATGTATTTCAAGATGGTGGCAGTGATGCGTATGTTGCTAATCGCTCCAATGCGTCATTGCGGTTTTGGACCAACAACACTGAACGCGCCCGCATCCCCGCCGCTGGCGGCATGGTAGTAGGTACCGCAGCCATCGCAACCACCGCCACTGATGGTTTTCTCTACGTTCCCACCTGCGCAGGCACGCCTACAGGCACGCCGACGACGCAGACCGGCACCGCCCCAATCGTGGTCGACACCACGAACAACAAGCTCTACTTTTACTCCGGTGGCGCATGGCGCGACGCCGGCCCCTGACACTGAAAGGACCACACCATGACCACCATTGTTTGGAAGATTGAATGGCTTCGCACCACCCCCACCACCGCAACCCCGCCGGAATATGTCATCGAATGCGGATGGCGCTGCACGGGCACTGACGGCGCCTACACCGGCACGGTGTACTCCACCTGCTCTTTCACCCAAGCCGCTGACCCATTCACGCCCTACGCCGACCTGACGCAGGAGCAGGTGTTGGGCTGGTGCTGGGACTCTGGCGTGAACAAGGCCGCCACTGAGGCTGCTGTGGCGCAGCAGATCGACAACCAGATCAACCCGCCGGTCATCATGCCGGAATTGCCGTGGCTTGCCCCGGCCCCCGCAACCAAGCCCGCCGCCAAGAAATGAACGACATCAAGATCACCCTGACCGACCTGTCCGTCAACGACGTCAATCTGATCATGGCGGGGCTGGGCAAGCTGCCGCTGGAGGCCGTCGTTGAACTGTGGTCGCGTCTGAAACAACAGGGTGAGGCGCAAATCAAAGATGCGCAGCAATCTGACAAACCTGCGTGATATAGTCGCGCCGAAACCTTACCGGCCAGGCTGACCGGGGATTCTTCGGAATCACATGGACGATACCCAACCTCTCGTAACGGACGCTCAGCCTGCACCGGCTGATATTTCCGTGACGGCACCCGACGCGACGGCGGCGTCGGACTCTGCTGCGCAAGAACAGCCGGCCAAGTCTTTCTCGCAAGAGGAAGTTGATGCGCTGATCGCAAAACGGCTTGCGAAAGAGCAGCGCAAGTGGGAACGAAAGATTCAGCAACCGGCAACGCCGCCGGCACCTGCGGTAAGGGAAGTACCGCCCGCTGATCAGTTTGAGTCCGTTGAAGCCTACGCGCAAGCGCTGGCGGAAAAACGGGCCGCGGAACTGGTTCAGCAGCGTGAAGTCCAGCAGCAGCAGGCGCAGGTTTTGGCCTCGCACGGTGAGCGTGAAGACGCTGCTCGGGATCGTTACGACGACTACGAAGACGTCGTGTACAACCCCAAGCTGCCCATCACGCCCATCATGGCGCAGACCATCCAGGCGTCCGACGCAGGCCCGGATGTGGCCTACTACTTGGGCTCCAACCCCAAGGAAGCTGAGCGTATCGCCCGCTTGCCGGCAATTCTGCAGGCAAAGGAAATCGGCAAGATTGAGTCGAAACTCGCCTCGTCTCCGCCGGTCAAGAAATCCACCGCAGCACCACAGCCTATTTCTCCGGTGACGGCACGGTCCACGGCAACGTCGCTTGACACGACGGATCCGCGGTCTGTGAAGCAAATGTCGCCGAGTGACTGGATTGCCGCCGAAAGGCAGCGCCAGGTCCGGCAGTGGGAAGCCCGAAACCGCTGAACTGAAGAAAGGAAATCGTCATGGCTCAAAGTCTTTTGACCATCGACATGATCACGTTGAAAGCCCTCGAAATCCTCGAGAACAACCTGGTCATCACCCGCAACGTCAACCGCCAGTACGACAGCTCGTTCGCCGTCGAAGGCGCCAAGATCGGCGACACGCTGCGTATCCGCCTGCCGGATCGCGCACTGGTCACCAACGGCGCCGCGCTGGGCGTCCAAGAGGTCAACGAGCAGTACACCACGCTGACCGTCGCCTCGCAGAAGCACATCGGCGTGAACTTCACGTCCGCCGAAATGGCTCTGTCGTTGGACGACTTTGCTGACCGTATCCTCAAGCCGCGCGTGTCGCAGCTTGCGGCCAGCATCGACGCCGACGTCGCCAACTCGTTCCAGAGCATCTTCCAGTCGGTCGGCACCCCCGGCACGACGCCTGCAACCAGCCTGGTGCTGCTGCAGGGCCAGCAGAAGCTGAACGAGTCGGCCGCGCTTATGTCGCCGCGCTACGCGACGGTGAACCCCGCTGCGAACGCCGGCCTGGTGGAAGGCATGAAGGGCCTGTTCAACCCGACCTCGACCATCTCCCGCCAGTTCAAGAACGGCATGATGGGCGAGGGTGTGCTGGGCTACGACGAGATCAACATGTCGCAGTCCATCAAACAGCACACCACGGGCACGCGCACCGGCAGCCATTCGGTGACGACGACCGTCTCCAGCC